CCTGCGCTCAGATGTCCGCGCGGAACCACGCGCCGGGGCGGTAGTGCTCGAAGATGACGATGTCGTAGTCGCGCTCGTGCGTCCAGGCGCGGCTCGTCCAGCCGGCGCGCACGGCGCCCATGGCCTCGCACAGGCGCACGCTCAGCGGCTTCGGGCCGATCTTATAGGCGATGAACTGCGGGCGCGCGATCACGTTCGTGAGCACATTGCCGACGATGGCGGCGGCGGGCTTGCTCAGCGCCGTGCCGTATTCCTTCGGCGGCTGGCTGAGCTGACCGCGCAGGATGTCGGGTGCGTTGCGCCGGAACCATGCGACGATCGTGGGGTCGAAGCTCTCGACGCAGTAGGGACCGGTGTAGGTACGCAGCGCCTCGAGCGTCAGCGCGCACAGGCGGCGGTTATCGTGCCCGCGCTTGACCTCAAGCAGCAGCGGTACGCGTCCGCCGAGCGCCTCGAGCGCCTCGGCAAACGTCGGGATGACGCAGTCGGTCTTTCCGAGACGCAGCGCGCGCAGCTCGGCGAGGGTGAAATCATCAATGACGCCCTGCACGCCGCACATGCGCTCGAGCGTGTCGTCGTGGAACACGACGAGCCGGTCGTCGGCCGTCAGGTGCACGTCCATCTCGACGGCATAGCCCGCCTCGGCCGCGGCGCGAAACGCAGGCAGCGAGTTTTCCGGCACGGAGCCGTCCTCGGTGTGCAGGCCGCGATGCGCGTAGTTGCGGCACAAAAACGGTGCCTTCTGGGCGCGCGTTGCGCGGCCCGGCGCGACCAGAAATGCAAACGCACCCGCGCAGGCTGCGGCCGGTGCGGCGATCTTACAAGCGGTTTTCCAATTCATAATGTGTCCTCCTTTTGGCGGCGGGAGCCGCCGGTCTGCCTGCTCATATTAAACAACAATTTCTGCATTTCGTCAAATGCCTGTTGAATTGCACGGCGAGGTATTGTAGAATGGTACGGATTTGAAACAAACTTGGAGGTAACCCTGTGAAGCTCAACTACAAACGCACCATCTGCGTTGGCTTTGCCTTTTTCCTGATCTGCGCGTTCTGGCAGGCCTACGACAACACCGTCCCGCTGATCCTGACCAACAAATTCGGTATGTCGCAGGCATGGTCCGGTGTCATCATGGCGCTCGACAACATCCTGGCGCTGTTTCTGCTGCCGCTGTTCGGCGCGATCTCGGATAAGCACACCGGCAAGCGCGGCCGCCGCACACCGTTTATCCTCATCGGCACGCTCGTCGCCGCCATCGCCTTCATCAGTCTGTCGCTCGTTGACGACGCGCAGCTGAAGAATCTCGACGGCGCTGCCGCGATCGACGATCCCGCCAGTCTGCGCATCGTCTATCAGAAGGAGGCGGACCGCACGCTCAAGACGCCCGACGGCGAGACCTTCGTGCTCGAGGATACCTTTACGGAGGACGAGTTTTCCGCCATCACGAGCCAGGTCACCAATGCCGAGGGCAAGACCGTCACGAACCACGACTACACGAATTATGTCGTGCCCGCGCGTCAGGCCTACGCCCACCAGACGACGCTGCAGCACCCGGGCGCGCTCATCGGCTTCATCGCGCTGCTGCTGGTCGTGCTCGTCGCCATGGCCACGTTCCGCTCTCCGGCCGTGGCGCTCATGCCTGATGTTACCATCAAGCCGCTGCGCAGTAAGGCGAATGCTGTCATCAACCTCATGGGCACCGGCGGCGGCATCCTCGTGCTGGCCATCGGCATGGGCTTCGCTACGAGCTCCGTGCGCAACTCGCTCATGAGCTACACTGCCTACTTCTCCGTGATCGCGGGGCTCATGCTGCTTGCGCTGCTGATCTTCCGCCTGACGGTCAACGAGCCGAAGTTTGTCGCCGAGATGCAGGCCGACAGCAAGCGCTTCGGCATCGACAACGGGGACGACGGCGACACGCCCGCCGCCTCCGGCAAGCTCGGCAAGGCCGAGCGCCGCTCGCTCATTTTCCTGCTGCTGTCGATCGTGCTGTGGTTCTTCGGCTACAACGCCGTGACGTCGAAATACTCCGTCTACGCGAGCAACATCCTGCACAAGGACTATAACCTCACGCTCATGCTCGCGCAGGCCGCCGCGATCGTGGCCTACCTGCCGGTCGGCATCGTTGCGTCCAAGATCGGCCGCAAAAAGACCATTCTCGGCGGCGTCGTGATGCTGGCCATCGCGTTCGGCGTGGCTGCGTTCCTCAATTCCGAGAGTCCCACGATGCTCATGAACGCGATGTTCTGCCTCGCCGGTATCGGCTGGGCGACCATCAACGTCAACTCCTTCCCGATGGTCGTTGAGATGTGTTCCGGCAGCGACGTCGGCCGCTACACCGGCTTCTACTACACGGCCAGCATGGCCGCGCAGGTCATCACGCCGATGTTCTCCGGCTTCCTGATGGACAAGGTCGGCATGACCGTGCTCTTCCCGTATGCCGCCATTTTCGTGGCCGGCGCGTTTGTGACTATGCTCTTCGTCCGCCATGGCGACAGCCGTCCCATTGCCGCCAAGGGTCTGGAAGCTCTCGACGTGGACGATTGATCAAGAATTCTAATTGGAGGTTGCTACTATGGAACGTCTGACCCGTAAACTCAAAAAGGGCGGCTACTCCGCCAACCGCCATCCCGCGGCACAGATCGATGAGCGCCTGAGCCAGCTCAAGGGCGTGCACAAGCAGTGGGTCGGGGATGTGTCGGACATGATCACCGGCATGAAGCAGAGCGAGGCCGCCGGACAGGCCGGCGCGCTCACGCTGGCGATGCTGCAGGCGAGCTACGCCGCGATCGTGCGCATCGGCCGCCGCTTTGAGGCCGTCTGCCCCGCCGAGGGCAACACCGACGACGCCGTCACGGCGCTCGGCAAGCTCGAGGATCTGTACGAGCAGTGCCTCTCCGAGCTTGAGGACGCCAAGGCGGGTCTGGATGAGTGCCGCGAAAACGGCTTTCAGGATGATCTCGCCTACGGTGAGCTCATGGTGACGAAGCTCGGCCTCACGCAGCTGACCAAGCAGTTCGACATCGCCACCGGCTATGCCGAACCCGATCCGGAGCCGTACCAGTACCGGCCGAAGACGGACGAACCGGCGCAGTAAGCCGCTGCCATAGAAAATAGAAAGAGGAGATTTCCGTATGAAACGCACATTTACGACCATTGTCTGCGCGCTGCTTCTTGTGGCCATGCTCGCCGGCTGCGGCAGCACCGGCAGCACCAACCCCTTCGACGCCAAAGCCAAGACCTTCTCCGACGATGGCATGCAGATCACGCTCACGACCGCCTTCAGCGAGGAAGACCTCGAGGGCTACACCGTTGGCTACGCTGCGGACACGGCGATCGTGCTCGCCCTCCATGAGACGAAGGCGGAGTTTGCCAAAGCCGGCGCGGAAGACGTGACATTCGAGCAGTATGTCGAGTTCGTCCGGCAGGCGAACAGTGACAAAGAGCTCGTCGACGGCGAGCCCATCGACGGCAACCCGACGCTGCTGTATGACTTCCTCAACGAGGAGCAGAACGTCACCTACCGCTACCTCACCGTTCTCTACGAGTCTGACGACGGGTTCTGGATGGTGCAGTTCGCGTCCCAGAAGAGCAACTTTGACGCCTACGAGCCGAGCTTCATCGAAGCTGCCAAGAGCATCAGCTTCAGCGCCTAAGCGCGGGGATATCAAAGCCCCCGTCCGGCAGACCGCCGGACGGGGGCTCTTCGATTGCTGGAACAGACGGGTACTTGATTGAAATAGTAAAAGAGAAAGAATGATTATATAAATTATTACGCAAAAATTACGAAAAGAGCCTCCGGCGTTTAATCGCCAGAGGCTCTTTTGTGTTCTCATAGCCCAACACTCCCGCCATCGGGGAAAGAAAAGCCAATTTTTGCTGTCGCGCCCAACGCATTAGCTATACGCTGCCACTCATCAACCGTAAACTTGCCAGTGTTCAGACGCTTGTTGAGAAGTTGCGGTGACCATTCCAAGCGCCGTGCAAGTTCGGAATTGTTAATCCCACAATACGCAACCGCCATTTCAATAATCTGCCGTGCAGTCACATTATCACCTCCTGCGTATAGAGTAAACCAAAAAGGTGAAAATGTCAAATGAAAATTTTCAAAAATATCCGAAAAAGTTAAAATAAAAGGTTGACAAGATAAACCGAATAGTTTATAATAATACTCGTAAGGGAGAGGAACAAACCTCTCCGGAAAGGAGGACAGGCCGATGGACAAAGCGAAAAAAGAAGCCCTGCAAGAGCTTCTGAGGTTGCTGGTTGATAACCCCGATTTAGCCGACCGGATTACAATCACCATCAAACCTAACAGCAAGCCCCAGCAGGGCGAACGCCAAGAGACCTAACCCCGGCGCGAGGGGGAGCGGGAAAGCTCCCCTCCCCCTCAGTATAAAGCACCGAGTGTAAAAATACAAGGAGGAAAACGAAATGTACGGAACAGTCATCATCAAGACCGTCTCGGCGCAGGCACAATTCAAGACATGGGCGCATGACAGCATCTATGCTTTTCTGACTGACCACGGCTATAGCCACGACACAGCCGCAGATGTTGCAGGCTGGGCGGACCTCGCCTCGATTGGTGAGGAATACGAACTTGACGGTGCCGCAATCATTATCGTCGATTAACGAAGAAAGGACACGACCATGAACAAAATCCGCCGCAAGAATTTGCAGAGCATCATCGACCAGCTGGAGGAGCTGAAAGGCAGCCTCGAAGACCTCCAGGCTGAGGAGGAAGAGTACCGCGACAATATCCCTGAGAATATGCAGGAGAGCGAACGCTATGAAAAGGCAGACGAGGCCTGCGACAGCCTCTCCGAAGCCGTAGATAACCTGGAGGAAGTCATCAGCAGCATCGAAGCTGCCATTGAGTGAGAGGGCGGGCATGAGAAAAATTACTGTCTTCGACTTTTGCGGTCAGATCGGCGCGGCTAGCGCTGAAATCCCCGTTGTGGTGAAAGCCGGTATGCAGGAGATCGGCCACTTCCGCAGCTTATACAAAATTCCAGCGCAAGCGATGCCGGGAGTTCTGGAAGCCAAAATCACCTATGTTACCATAGGCCGCGAAGAAATCATCATCCAAGTCAAGTTGAAAGACTACAACGTCAAGTTGTAATTACATGACCGGCTGACCTATCGGCGAGATGGGGAGAAAGAAACTGGTCACTTCCAGTGCCGTGATGAAGCGGTTGGTAAAAAAGACACGGGCGCTGCCTTAACTGGCAGCGCCCGTTCTTCATCTTTATTTATCCTCGTCGGCTTTGTCTTTCAGCTTTGCGAGGCAGTTAATCAAAAACTTCGGCACCGGCGCGCCGAGGTGCGCAGCGTTCTCGATGATGCTGCCCAGCTCCGTCACGATGTACCAGATAGCGACCAGCGGGAGAAACGCCGTCTTATATGTGAACGGCAGGTCGAAGCCAAGGTCGCCGTAATTGATGATTGCGGACAGGGCCACGTCCAGCAGCAGCGCCACCAGCATGGCCACGATACTGCCCAGCTTGTGCCACAGGCCAGCACGCGCCACCGCGCTATCCCACGTGCCCGTCGACAGCGCGGCCCATGAGCCGGTGGCGTAGTCCAGGATCATCGCGGCCAGCCAGATCACCACGAGCCAGCCTGTCCACCCCCAGAAAGCCGTCATGCCGGCCAGTACGGCCGAGATAGCCGCTTTCAGTTCCATTGCTTTACTCGGTGCATTCATATGTATTCCTCCTTTACTTTTCATCGACCATGCGCTGGCACACGAGCATCGTGCGCAGCATGTCCAGCGACAGATCCAGCTTGCCCCTGCCAGTACCGGCCAGCGCGCCGCTGTCGATCAGCCGCTGCGTCTCCTTGCGCGCCCAGCCGGGCACGTCGTCGATCGTGGCATATCTGGGGCTGCGCGCGTCCGCGTACCGCTTGCCGATCACCATGCCGCGGATCATATCCAGCGACAGATCCAGCCATCCCTGATCGTCACCCTGCAGCGCGCCCGCGTCCATCAGCGCGCGCACCGTGTCCTGCGCCCATCCGGGCACATCGTCAATGCTGTCGTATCTTACCATGTCGTCCTCCTCGTCTGTATTTCCCGCGGCCATCTTTGCCGCGACGTCTGCCCGAAAGCCGTCCATCGTCAGCCCAAACACCCGCCACAGGTGTGTGGGGTCTGCGTGCGCGCTGGCGATGCCTCTTGCTGCGCCCTCGGCGTGGCTGATGATCACGCCGTCGGCCAGCGGGTCCAGCGCGTACTGCGTGCAAAGCTGCGCAAAAAGCTCCACGGCAGCGGCATACGTCCCGCGCACGTGCGCCTCGGTCGCAGCCGGGTCAAGGTCGCGCCAGCTCGCGCCGCCGGTATAGACGATGGACGCAGGCTCCGTCATCTCGATGCCGATGTGCGTTGCGTTCGCTGCGCCACCACAGTGCCACGCGCGCATGGTGTACGGCAGCGTCTGGTAGTACGTCCCGTCGCGCTGGATAAAGCCGTGCACGCACACGCTCCTCCCGCCCGGCTGGTACTGGTTATAGCCGCGCGCCATCACCGACGCGTTGGGCTGCGGCACGCCGATGCTGTGCAGCATGATGCCGCGCGGCGTCAGCGGTGTCGCCACCTGATAGCACTTATTTTTGGTGGCAATAGCCTCCACGATGTCCATCCTTTACACCTCCGTCCAGCCGTACACGCCGGGCTCCCACACGTTGTCGTCCACCGTTGACTTCCATGTTTTGCCGTTGTGCGTCACCTTGTCGCCCTTTTTGTAGGGATTTGTGCTGCCCGGCTGCTGCCACTCGCCGATGACGGTGC